TCAAAGGCACAAACCATTATGCAAACCGTGCATGTCCAGCTATGGAAATACCATCTGGTCCAACAGGAACAGTAGCTAGACGGATTTACAGAACAACAAACGATGGTAAAGATTTCTTCTTCTTAGATGAAATAAAAAATAATACAGACACATTTTATGTAGATTACAGAGATGATACACAACTAGGTTCACTGGCACCATTTGATAGTGAAAGTATTATCTTTCCTGCACTTGGTTGTAGGTTTACAGCAACATTCAAGAACTGTTTATTTGCAGATGGAGGGATTGCTGATGGAACTAGACTTTATTATTCGCAGCCAAATCAACCAGATACTTTCAAAGATACGAACTTTTTTGAGCTGGGCACTAGAGAAGGTGGGGACATAACAGGTTTCGAAATCTATTACAACTCACTTTTAGTATTCAGAGAACAAGCTATTGACTTGGTCCGTGGTGATGCTCTGAATGGCTTTGAGATCGTCCCCTTTATTACCGGCATCGGCACTAAATCACCACACACCATCATCACTGTGCCAGGCATAGGAGTTATGTTTTTAGGTATTGACGGTGTTTATGCAATCAATGGTGGTTTGGATGGTGGTGCAGACTTACAAGTAAGGAAACTATCAGATCCAATCCAACAATACATTGAAAGATTGGCACTAGATGGATTGCCACATGCTTGTGGTATTTACAGTTCGCAATGGCGTGAAGTGCATTTCTATGTTGCACATGATGATGGACACAGACTTTCATTAGGTCTGATTTACCACATTGATAGTGAAAGTTGGAGTATTAGAAACAATAAAGAGTGGGGTGTAAACTGCATCACAACAGATAAGAATGCAAATCTGATTTATGGTAAATGGGTTGATCCAGATCCTGCAGTTGTAAAAGTTATGAAAGGTATTTTTGTAGTTAGTCGCAATCGCAGAGCAGGCACACAAAACATAGGTAGTGCAGAAAGTCCAAACTATGTAGATCAGCCAATGCCACCAAGTAAGATAAGAACACAATGGCTAGACTTTGGACAGCCTTTCATAAAGAAACACATCAAGTATGTTTACCTTTACATTCTTACAACGGGTAATCAGACACCATTTCTTGAGTTCTACAAAGATAGACAATGGGATAACGGAACGCAAGCAGGTGGTGCTATTATGCAAAGACCTGATCACTTCTTTCAACCTGTCTATGAACCAGTAGATCCAGACTTAGAAGACAGCCAAGCAAAGTGGGGAACTGCAAAGTGGCAAGATAAGTTGCTAACACAAGTCAGATACTCAGTAGACTTGCAAGCATCATCTGAGTTTGCATTTGAGGTAGAAACAAGTGAAGCATTTATCATTATGGGCTATGCAGTAGAATACACCTCGAAAGGAACAGAAACAATAAGAGGGAGAGACGCACGATGAGTTATCAGTGGCGCTACAATAGCATAACAGGAAGTATGATCGTAAATGCACGAGAATACGATAAGAACTACAACCAGTATGTATCAGTCATAAATGGTGGTTTTGATAGGGACAACTTACCAGTAAACAGTATTACACATGACGACTTCGAAGATAGAGCTGTAGGTAGATGGTTGACAGTAAACAACATAAATGTTTACGATGACTACTCTACTTTCAATGATGCAAACTTTTCAGGTGGAACGGTAAATCCAAGAGGTAATACTATCAGAGGCTTGAGGTATGAAAGTGCACCGATAGAAGGTGGCGGATCATGGTTTCAAGTAGGTGAGACTGGAACATTACAATGTGAAGAAGGAATGGCAGTAATCAGATTTCACATCAACAGCTTTGTGCCAAAATACAATCACTACTACAAAGTGGGCACAACTGATAGAGTTGCTAGAAAAACTAGACAGTGGAAGATAGAAGTTGATGGTGTTGAAGTAAGTAGAACATCAGAAATCTTTCCAATCTTTCATTGCACACAGATGTTTGTGCAAGTGCCAATCAGTAAAGGTAATCATGAGTTTGCTGTTTATTGTAAGGTGCCAGCAATGAAAGAAGGCGATGATACTACAAACAAGTCTACTGTTCTAGCTTACTGGGGCGGACAACTATCAGTTCATAACAGGAGAAGATAAATGAGCAGAATAAAACTTACATCGTTCTATCCACAAAATGGAACAACAGACGCAGCAGAAGCAAATGCAAATAATGGTGCAATCAATGGATCTACGCAAAGAATAGATGGAGAAAACGCAAGAAACCAAGGTATTGACATGGTAAACCTTGCTGATAATCCACACATTGTTTTTGTTGGACGACAAGATAATCAAGCTTATGAAGCCTTTGGATCTGCACCATCATCACATAATGGTTGGATTTACAATGCTTTTACAATACCAGGCACACCATCAGGGCAACATTACAGCCAGACAGGATCTGTAAATGCACAGTTTGACTATCCAATCAATCATGACAATACATTTACTTTCAATACGACAGCCAACAAAGGCACAAAGATACAAATAAATAGCACATCAGGTGTTCGGCTAAAACAACATCAAAACATACAAGTTCAGTGGAATGTGAATGTTTGGGACATTTTTCACAATGGATTGAAAAATCGCGTAACGCCGTCTGCATACATGTCGCAACTAGTAGATAGCACCCAAGCAGGTGTTGGTGTTGGTGAATACTATTACTTGATCTATCCTAAGTTCAACACAATCTCATCAGCTTTGGTTGATACTGACTTCAAGTCAGCAGATGATGCAGGCTTCTACAGTGGTGGACTAGTTGGTGGACCACCAGATTATTTCACACCTGACGATCTAACAAATGGCAACTCAGATGTGCAGTTTGCATACAATGCCAGAAGATTTGATCACTGTTCTGTAGTTCCAATGCACCTTATTACTTCAACACAGACAGCAGCTGGTGGTGGTAGAATGGCAACTTATGCAACTTACGACTTCACAGCACAAGAGTTTCAATCAGCAGGACCGCCAATGATGATAAACGGACAACATACATTTGTTGTAAATAAAGCAGACGGTGGTGGTAAAACACTGTATGGTGTGCAAATGTTTATCAGCGGACCGTATCGGGTAAACTCAACTGGACAGTTTTTAGAAAGCGAAAGAACAGATCCAGCAGGCACACCCGTCCAAAACGGTGTTGATGTTTCTATCGTGTTAGAAAGAGCAGCAATAGAAGTAGAAATCTACAATCCAACATCAGCGAGGGCATAATGGCATACACAGCACCAAATACATTTTCAGACGGCACCAAAATAAACGGATCATCCGTAGAACAAAACATCGATGTATTACAAAGTTATGTAAACGGTGGTGTTTCAGCTTCAGACATTGATCCAACAGCAATGTCAAACTACTTTGGTTTGAAACACATAATGAAAGGTGAATACATTGCAACCAATAATCGTTATGAGTATGCAACAGGTGTAAATCAAGGCACACTTGGCATCAATCAAGCAGGTGGCTATTCGGCAAACATCATTGGCGATGGTAGCATTTCAGGATCAGGTATTGATTTCTACCTAGAAGAAGATGCAGATGTCTTTGTGCACATAACAGCGTATCCCCGTGCATACTATGGAAACAATGTTGATGAGTTAGGTTTGACTGGTCAACGAACAAGTATTGCAATACTAAAGACAGGTGATGCTGCTAGTAAAGCAACTACACTTGCTTCGCTGTTTAGTGAGAGTGAGTTTGGTGTAAACGCATCTGCATCTAATGATGGTGGTATTTACGGTGCAGAAAGAAGAAGACCAGTCTACGCTATGTTTTCTGGTTATCTACCAACAGGAGAACATAGTTATCAGATAATAGCATCGACTGCTGAAAGAACGGTGCCTATTTTCTTCTATCAAATAAACATTTACGCTTATTACAGATCAACAACAGTTTAGGAAAAATAACAGGCAATAAATAGGAGATAAAGCATGGAACCATTGACAATAGCCGCACTCGCATTAGGAGGAGCCAAACTAGCAGGAAACATCATTTCCGGTGTTGGACAATACCAAGCACTTGGCCCCAATGAAGTCATAACTGATAGAATAAAAGAGTTAGAAAGACTACAAGAAGCTGATGCATTAGGACTTACCGGTGCAGAAAAACAAGCTTATGTTCAAGCATTCATGAACCCACAAAGAGCGATAGCAGCTGAACAGATGAGTCAAGCACAAGCATTACAAGCCATGACGCAAGATAGTGGTGAAGCTATGCGACGCATGAGGGCAAGAGAAGAGCAAGAACAAAGAGCACAAGGTGAAGCAGGTCGACAACTACAAATGCTTGACTTACAAAAAGAAAAAGCACAGACTGATGAGTTATTTCAGTTAGAGGTAGCAGAAGATCAAAGAGAAAAAGCAAGACAAGCAGCTCTGATGAGCATGATAGGTGGTGGTGTTGCAGACATTGGCTCACTGGCTGG